GATGAAGCGTCAATTGCTTGAACATTAAAGTTAATCTCAGCAGTTGTAACATTGCCACCACCACCAACAGACATACCAGCATTCATAGCTTCAATAGCACCTCTATTCTTAGCAGCGCCACCACGGTTAATGACAGCTTCACCCACTTGTAGCTTAGCTAATCGTTCATCGCTTCTAACGCCAGTATGGAATGATGGTATTCTCGTTGAACCAATAGCGCCACCAGTATGCTTAACTTCAGTCGTTCCAGTATGGGCAGGCAATAGACTACCAATTAGACCAACAACAACTTTTTTAGCTTGAATTCTTATTAAGTCAGCAAGTATTGAGCGCGCCATATCTTTAAATGATACCTTCACCCCCATTGCCATATTAACAAAAGCATCTTCAAGACCCTTTGCCGTTTTTAATCCAACCTTTTGTAGTTCTTGTTGCTCTTTTCCAGCACCTTTATTTATATTTATATATTCCTCAAGACCTTGAGATGCTGACAGCCAAGCGTCGGTTTCTTGGTCGCCTAATGTGACAACAATAGCGCCACTATCTTTGTAATCTTGTTTTAATTTTGCTAATTCTACTCTATATTGCTTTAGGTTAGCTTGTATATCTTCATCAAACAAACCGTCCACCCAATCGCCAAATTGTAGCAATGATGAATCCCCCATAGCTTTTGACGCATCTTCAAGTAATTTAATTTGATCTTCAAGCCACGTAATACGCTCTTCATCAGTTACATCAGCAAATATTTGACCAAAGCCCTTTATATCTTGAGATACACCCCTAAAACCTAATGACACATCAGACAATCTTGCTGTTATTCCAGCAAATAATCCAGATTCAGAGCCTAATTCAAGCGCTTGATCACCAAGCCTTTCAAGTTCATCACCGTATTGATTAGCTAATTGCACTGACTCACCCCACGGTGTATCTGCTAATGCTTTTGCTTGACCTTTCATCAGCTTAGAAACTGCTTTAATTACATCGCCACTCTTTAGTTGCGCTTTAGAAAATTCGCCAATAGATGGAATGGTACGTTTAATCGTACCTAATTGACCAGATAAAGTCATAGTTAGTTCACGGACAGCACTTGGAACGTCTTTTCCAAAGGCTGTGGCGTAATCCATAGCGGTTTCAATCAATTCTTTGGTTTTATCATCTGATAATCCCATAGTTTTTAGCATTGCCACTTGCTGTAACGTCATTTCATCACCATAAATAGTGACTGATTGAAGTTCTGAAGCGTAATCTTTCCACATATCCAATGTGGCTTCACCTTGTTTAGCGTTTAATTTAAGCGCATTATTAAGCGCCAGTTCTGCTTTGAGTTGCACTGCGTGTGCTTCAGTAGCTTTCTTCAGAGCAACAGTTACACCAGTAACCGCAAGACCAACTTTTATCCAAGAAGCACGCATTTTTGCGCCAGTTGATTCAGTTGTGTTGCCTAATTTCTTAGTTTTCTTGTCAACCTTGTCAATTGAGCGTTCAGCTGGTCTACCCTTAGCAATAATCTCAATTTCAATCTGTTTTTTAGCCATCTTCTACCTCTTTGTTAGCATTAATCTTATATGCCAATAGTGTACCAATTTCAGACATCGGCAATGCGTTTATTTCGGTTATGGTCTTATGAAGTTCAAAGGCAAGAAATGCCTTAGCCTTTAGCCATTCATCTTTTTTAGTGCTTCTTGCTGTGCTTCAACAATATCAGATACAGACTTTAAACCCATCAAAGCCGATAAATAGCTTGATGATTCATAGGTGATAGTATCTTTAATCCATTGAACTTTGACTAAATTATTAAAAACACGTTCGCCATCTTTTGTAAGTAGCTGAAAGTAGATAATATGCGCCCTCAACAACCCATCATCATAATATGTTAAATCAGTAGTTGAACCATCGGCTTCTTTAACTGTTTTAACTTTCTTAGATAATTCTAATGCGTTGTCGTGATCTTGCCCAGACATAACACGGTAATAGACGTGATGAAGTTTTCCACCAACTACCATATCAGCTGAACGAATATCAGTACCTTCTTTTTCTAATGCTTTTAATAATTTATTCATAGTTTATAAATAAAAAAGGGGAACTTAATCCCCTTAAAATTACGCGATTGTTACTGCGCCAGTACCTTCAAAACTGAAGGTAACTTCTACAATACCGTTCACATCATTTGTAACGCTTTGACTTGTGATGTTAGCTGAACCACTATACTTATCGTATGAGCCAGTTCCATCGCCAAGCTGTAAATCTAAAGCAACTGTACTACCAGCAGTTAAGCCAGTTTGTAAAGCGCCTTCAGCTGTACCGCTTTCGTCAAAAATTGCTGTAATAGAACCAGACCACGATTTTAATGTCGCTTGAGATTCTTTCCAACCACTTGAACCAAAATCAGTAGTATCAACAGTTTCTTGACTGATGTCTAAAGACCACGCTTTAGCGTTGCCCATAGCACCAGAAGCAACCGTTACACTGCCGTTATAACCTTGAATAGCCATTATGTAACTCCTTGTTTGAGTGTTGTAAATGTAATCAGAAATCCACGCTCTTGTTTTTCAACATCAACCGTAACTTCGCCAATCAATTCATCTCTTGAAGCATCAAGAATTGCCTTCATCTTCTTTTCAGAGTAAAGCCTATCATCTAAGAACAATTCTACTTGTTCAGTTAAATCATATACTTGCTCACCAAAAGTTGAACGCTCATCATTAATAATAAAAGATGAGATTGTTTCACGAAATTCACGATTATTAAGCGTGTCATTCTTTGTCAATTTATAGCCTTTTGCTTTTAGCAGACTTATCATTTCACCAATACCACTTGATTAGATTGCTTTTCTTCCACTTCTTCAATAGTACCATCTTCATCAGTATCATAATCAGCTTTCAAATTAACTAACTCACCGTCATAGTTTTGTTTGAATACTAAGTATGATTCGTGATAAATATCATCAGTGTCAGCATCTTGACGCTTTGACATACAGATCAACTCTAAACACTTTGTCAAATGAAGTTCTTTCACTTGTGAAGTTGTCAAGAATAAATCAATGTCTAAACCTTTGTTACGCATCTCATTTTTAACTATGTCATAAGCACGGTTGATATAAGTTGTGTAATCAAGATAAACAATACCAAAACCAGTAGATGAATCTACCGCAGTTGATACCGCACTAAAACCGAATGTACCAGTTGAATCAGTATAAGAAGTAATCGTAGCATCAACACCAGCATTATCACCAGTTAAGAAGCCAATAGTAGCACCAACTATTTCCGCTTCTATCAAGTCGGTTAAACGACCAGAAACAAGTGTAGTAGTTGAGCCAGAATCAGCCTTTTCGTAATGATCAGCCAGTATTGGTAATGCTTGGATAACGTCCGCATTTGTTAGAGTCCACGCCATTTGTTATACCTCATTAAAACACGATAAACCTTTCATAGATTCATAGTGTGATTTCTTTGATAAAGTAATGACATCACCAGTTTTAAAGGTATAGATGCCACCATCAATGCAGTGTGACCCATCGCAAATTGCTTTCAATTGTGGCTTAGTAACTTTTTTAGCTACTGCCGTTTTAGTTACCTTGCCCATTGATTACGCTCCAGTGATAACGCGAAGTGCGTTTTGGTCAATTACGCCGTATTTTAGAACGCCATACCAACCCATATTCACTTCACGCTGAAGAGCATCAGTACCATCAGAAGTTCTGAATTCTGGCGCTAACGCAACAGCTTTACCAAGTGCGTTCATACCGAAACAAACAACTTCACCAGCTGTTACATTTGAATCTTCCACTAATGTGAAACCCTCTAAAAATCCAACCATTCCAGAAGTAGCTTCTTCAATAGAAGTACCTTGAGCAATAGAGATGTAATCACCTTTAATGTCAGAGATTTGAGCTGGATTGACAAACGCTACATAACGACCGTCTGGGAACTTAGCGATGCCAGCAGTAGCCAATTCTGTGTAAGCAGTACGCAAATCATCAGTAGCCAAAGTGCCGCCAGTTGTTGGAGTGATAGTATTAGTACCAGCTTCAAGAACCGCAAGACCTAATGCGTCAGTTGTTTCACCAAGATTTACACCGATCAATTCAGCAGATGCTAAGTCAGCTTTACCAGCAGTAGCAATATTTGCTAATGAAGTTGAAGTGATAACAGAACCATATTCATCCATAGTCAAAGTAACTTTAGTGTCACTCATTGTAGATGAAGTCGGCTGTGTGCCATCAGCTAAAGGCGTAGTTGCTTTAGTCATTCTTGAGAATACAGTAAACGCAATAGAGTTTGCCATATCGTCTTGCCTGATTGTTGCGTATGCGTCAATCTTGTTGTATGAGTTACCAGAAATGATAACCGCTTGATTCATTAAATCTACTACTGAATCAGATAGTGTTGTTTTTGTATTTAAAGCCATTTTTGCTTCTCCTAAAAATTAAATTTCGTTCTGGAGCGCTCTCAATTCCGCCATAGTTTTAGTAGATTTAATTCTATCATTCACATCTAATGACGCTCGGTTAGAAGTCGCATCTACTTTCTTTGGCTGATTATCAGCACCCTTGAACAGATAAGGTTTGACACCTTTTAAGTCGGTTATAAATTCGTCTTGATTAAAATCTTCACTTCTACTGGCTTGTGCCAATAAATGCTTGAAATAATCAGCGTCTTTAATGCCGTTGTCGCTAACCACCTTTTGAATTGCCATATCGGCTTGAATCTTTTGGTTGTTAGTTTCCAAGCCTTCAATCGTTGAGTTTAGCGTTGAAATCAACTCTGCCGCCTTTTCCAGTTCGGACTTATTGGCATCATCTGCTTCTTTCTTTGCTAATATCAATTCTCTCGCTTGTTCAAAAGAATCTACGCCTAATTGCTCTGTTAATTCAGACTTAGCACGCTTTGCGCCTTTGCTAAAGCCTTTATCAATCAAGGCATCAAGTTTAGATTGTGATATAACCACCTCATTTTCAGTCTTAGGAGTATTGACCGTTTCCGTTTTATCCACGTCTGGCATAACATTTACCTCTTATATATAAAAAGTTGTTTAAATAATAACACTAACTAATTGATTTTACAAGTTAATTAAACTGTCACTAATTTTATCTACTACTTTGTTAATCTCTTTATCGCTTAGATTAAAGAAATCACGCTTATGAATATTGATATTATTATATGCTTTCTTGTTTTCATTAGCATCATCAAAATGAAAAAGTAATTTAGGCGAGCCACCTTTTTTAGTTTTATATGTTATTGATCTAAGCATATCGCCAGAATCTTCAAACATATACTTGCGCCCACGCTTTGCTTTATCCGCTAACGTGCTTTTACTTAATGATTTAAAAGCTACACCATCAGCATCAGCACCACGCTTAACACGCTTCTTTAATGCCAGTATTGTTGAAGTTCCAGACGTTTCTAATGCCTTGTAGACTTTCTTATTAATACCCTTCTTAATGGCTTTATAGTCTGGCGTTTTAAGCATCTTCATTAGTTCACCTCATAACCCAAATCAACAGCATCATCTTTAGTAACAAACGTAAAGAAGTGTCTACAATTCCAAGCACGTTCTGGTGCTGACTCTAACTCATTCTTTTCATCTGTTGAGTAGGCTCTATTGGCTTCCAATACATCAGCGCAAAATGGTCTTGTTACATCATCAACATCGTTGCCATCATATATCCAAACAATATCTTCATCATCTTTAAGCGGTTCTGCTCTCTGGTTCAGCGTTGCTTGGCGATAGTCATTGATTGCTGTATTAGCGTAAGTCTTTGCGTATGACACATATTTAGTGCCGCCCAATTCACCAG